ATACGCAAAAGAATATAATATTGATATTAATACAATATTTGATCAAGAACAAAAAGAATCAAGATTTTCAGCTCCTGATGGGTTTAAACGAGTACCAAATAATAAATTATATGGTCTTATGGCTGGTAAAGCAGTTAGAACAGGCATATATGAAGATATAATTTCATCTATAAGTTACTCAGCTTGGGGTGATAATAATTATGTCAAAGGTGCAAAATGGGCTAGAAAATTAACATCTACATGGAAGTTAATAAAAGTTCCATTAAATCCCCCAACAGTTGCAAGAAACTTAATGTCAAATGCAATACTAATGAATCTTTCTGGTATGCCTATACGCAGAATTATACCTAATATGTTTAAAGCTGTTAATGAAATGATAGCTTACAAAAAAGGTGATATGGTTAACTCTAAACATTACAAATCTTTATTAGACAGAGGTGTTGCTGATACTTCATTTACAGAAGCAGAGTTATTTAGATGGGCAGAAGATTTTAAAGAATTTACAACTGAAAGATCAATAAATGAATTAGGTATTCTTTCTTGGCTGCATTTAAAAGGTTGGCAAAGATTTGCAAATGCAGCTTCTTCTGCATATCAAGGCATAGAAGTTATGGGTAAAACTGCTATGGCTATAGAAATGATGGAGAATCAAAATAAAAATGCTGATGAAGCATATTTAATAGCTAATGATGCATTGTTTGATTATTCATTAGTACCTCCTTTGGTTAGAGGATTAAGAACAAGCCCAATAGGTATACCTTTTTTAACATTTATGTATAAAGTAATTCCTAAATTAATAGATGTTGCATTAAATAATCCATTTAGATTTGCACCATATGTAGCAATGGGATATGCATTGCCACAACTATTTATGCATATGTTTGATATTGATGACGATGAATATGAAAAGTTATTAGCTTTATTACCTCAATACACTAACGCTGGAACTACTTTTCCACTTCCTATGAGGGATGATGCAGGCAGATTACAGTTTCTTGATTTTGGGTACATAATGCCGTGGGGTTTTATAAATCAATTAGTTGAGTCAGGAGAAAAAGGATACAACACAATAAAAGGTACAGCTCAGTTAGAAGAATTTAAAGCAAATGATATATTACAGACGTTAGGTTTGTTTGGAGGGCCGGGTTGGTCTTTAGCTGGTCTTCCTCTTAACATAGATCCTTTTAGTAAAAGACCAATTTGGAAAGAAGGTGAACCTTTTATAACAGATACCGGATCTGATTTTAATATATCAATTCCGGGTATATTTAAAAAAGATGGTCAACTAATTGATTTTATGCAATATATGACAAATCAATTTATGTTGCCTTCATTTTTACATACTGAATATGGCGCTACCAATAGAATGATTTCTGCTATCAATGAAGCTGGAGAAATAAACGATAAAAATAGATTAACTACTACGCAAGCAGCTATGAAGTTTGTAGGTTTAAACACTTTTGCTATTGATGAAAAACAAGCAGGGTATACAAGATTAATGCTTTTAAAAGAAGTTAATCTTATAACAAAAGAAAGAACAAAAATGTTAGGAAGTTCATCTTATTCAAAAAAAGATAAATTAATACGAGCAAAAGAATATGATGAAGAAATACAAAAAATAAAATTTAAACTGGCATTAGTAAGCGAAATAACACAATTAAATCCTGATCTATTAAGAACAATAAGAGATAAAAATTAATATGAATATATCAAAAGAAGGTATTGATTTAATTAAAAAATTTGAAGGATGTGAATTAACTGCATATCGTTGTAGTGCAAACGTTTTAACAATTGCTTATGGAAGAATTAAAGGAGTCAAGGAAGGTGACACTTGCACTAAAGAACAAGCTGAAGAATGGTTACATGAAGAGCTAATAGAGTATGAAAGCTATATAAACGATATGGTAGAAGTATCTTTGTTGCAAAATCAATTCGATGCTTTAGTTTCTTGGGTTTATAATCTAGGGCCGTCTAATCTTAAATCATCAACATTACTAAAAGTATTGAATTCAGGTGAATATAAAAGTGTTCCAGAACAAATAAAACGTTGGAATAAAGCAGGCGGTAAAGTATTAGAAGGTTTAACTCGTAGGCGACAAGCTGAAGCTTTATTATTTGAAGGAAGAGAAGATGAGTAAAGATATTATTAAGAAAAAACTTGAAGTAGAAGTTGAAGTAACGCCCAATAATATTGGTGCTAATCCATTTTATAAATGGGTACATCTAGCAAAAACTATAGATGCATGGCGTATTTTTCCTAGAGCATTTGTTACGGTATATATAGTGTTATTGTATAAAGTAGTAACTTGGTTTATGACCATACCAGAGCCTAACTTAGAACAAGCTGGTTTAGTTTCAGTGGTAACTGGGGCTATGGCTGCTGTGTTTGGAATTTATGCAGGCACTAATGGACAAAGTAAGAAGTTTAAAGGCGAGGATTAAATGGAAACATTTGATCTAATTGCAGAATTAGGTCTACCTGTTGCCGGTGGGTTAATAATGGCTTACTTTATATTTCTTGTAATGAAACAACTAATGGATGGTTTAGTAAGCGAAATACAAACCGTACAAGCTATTTCTAAAATGCTCATTACCAGAGCTTCAACGATGAATAACGATATGATACGCATAGATACTAGTGTATCTAGTGCATTAGGATTATCGCCTGATTTAGAGCGTATAGCTCGTGCAGAAAATTTTGTTGAAGATGGTAAAATAGATGCTAGGCGAGACTAGTGGATATAATATCAATCGTATCCGAATTTGGTTTTCCAGTAGTAATGGTAGTAGGGCTTGGTTATTTTGTTTACTTTGTATGGCAAACAATCACGAATAAAATTGATCCTGCGGTTCAAGAGATGAAAGTAACTATTATAAGGCTTACTGACCAGTTAAGGCTCTTAGACCAAGATATGATAAGATTACAACAAAAGGTAAACACAGTATTAGAGTTAAAAGAAAAAGATGATAGAAAAAAACAAAAATAATAATAGTTTATTAATAGTTGGTTGGTTAATACTATTGTCTTTTTTTTCAGGAAATATAAAAGCTACAGAAATATTATTTCAATTTAAAAATCCATCATTTAGTGGCATTGGTACATCGGCTCACTATTTAACCGTTGATGAACAAGAAGCGTCAAGAAAGCTAAAGATAGCTGAAGATATACAGTCTGCTATTGATGAAGCCGCAAGAGAGCTTGATAATACTACACTTTCAAAATTCATAAGAAATTTAGAATCAAGAATTTTTAGTAGATTAAGTCAAGACTTAGCTGAATCTTTATTTAATGATGAAGGGGGTTCAGGAGGTTCTATTGATCTAGAAGGCAATACTATTAATTTTTTAAATACTGGTACAGAGATTGTATTAACTATATTAGATATTGATGGAACAACTACAGAGATTAGAATCCCTATTGGTTCGTTTGGGATTTGTGCAGATGCTCCATGCGCTCCTTAATATTAATATTTTTTCTTTATGGTTGCGCTCCAATTGCCGTAGTTGGAGAAAAAGAAGGTCCAATTATAGAAAGACCTTCTTTAGATTTATTAGTTACTTTACCTGCACCAGAACAAAAAGCAGTAGTTTCTGTTTATAAATTTCCTGATTTAACAGGACAACGCAAAACTGTAGATAATATGGCTTTATTTAGTACAGCCGTAACTCAAGGTGCTGATTTATATTTAATAGAAGCTTTAATGCAAGCTGGTAATGGAAATTGGTTTACTGTAATAGAAAGAAGCGGTTTAGCTAATTTAACTAGAGAACGACAACTTATAGTTAATACTAGAGAGTCGTATGATGGAGAAGGAGCTAACAAGCTACAACCATTACTTTATTCAGGGTTAATTATGGAAGGCGGTATTATTTCATATGATACTAATTTTATGACAGGCGGTATTGGAGCTAGATATCTAGGAATTGGAATTAATAATCGCTATAAAAGAGATCGCGTAACAGTATCTCTAAGAGCAGTTTTAGTTCAGACAGGTCAAATATTACTTAATGTTTCAACCAGTAAAACAATATTTTCATCAGGTGCTGGATCAGATGTTTTTAAATTTTACGAATCTGGAACTGAACTGGTTGAAATTGAATCTGGACTTACAGAAAACGAAACAACAGGATATGCAGTAAAAATTGCAATAGAAACAGCAGTTTATGCATTAATAATGCAAGGAATTGAGCTTAATATGTGGGATTTTAAAAAAGAAGAGGGCTAATATGAAACATTTTATCCTTATAGGAATATGGTTTTCTATACTTTTAAGTGGAATTATAACTATAAATATAGCTATAGCAGCTAATAACAGTATATATATTACCCAATCTGGTACAGCATTGACTATGAATATAGATCAAATAGGTAACAGCAACGTAGTGGGTACAACAGGAACAAGAGCCACTTTTGCAGGTAGTACCATAACCGTTGATGTAGACCAGACAGGTGATTCCAATACGTTAGCCGCTACGGTAGCTCAAGGTAACAATACGAGCTTCACCGTTAACACTACAGGAGACAGTAACGTATCAAGT